TTCCGGTATATCGGGTTACAGTGGTGACTCAGGAATCAGTGGCTACTCAGGCTTTTCAGGAGAGTCTGGATACAGTGGCTTCTCGGGAATCTCAGGTTACTCTGGCGATTCAGGCATTTCCGGCTATTCTGGAGACTCAGGCATTTCTGGATATTCAGGTGATTCTGGTATCAGTGGATACAGCGGATTCTCCGGTATTTCTGGCTATTCTGGATTCTCAGGAATCTCAGGATATAGCGGTGAATCAGGCTATTCAGGCTTTTCTGGTGAGTCTGGTTACTCCGGATTCTCTGGTGAGTCCGGCTACTCTGGCTTCAGCGGTATCTCTGGCTACTCAGGTTTCTCTGGTGAGTCAGGATATTCTGGTTTCTCAGGAATTTCAGGTTACTCAGGCGACTCAGGTATCTCTGGATATTCGGGTGACTCTGGTATTTCAGGATATTCAGGAGATTCCGGTATTAGCGGTTATTCTGGTTTCTCAGGAGAGTCTGGTTATTCAGGATTCTCGGGAATCTCTGGATTCTCAGGATTCTCAGGATTCTCAGGATACTCAGGTGAGTCTGGTTACTCAGGCTTCTCCGGCATCTCTGGCTACAGCGGTGAGTCTGGTTATAGTGGATTCTCTGGTGAGTCTGGATATAGCGGTTTCTCAGGCATCTCCGGTTACTCAGGGGATTCTGGTATCTCCGGATACTCAGGTGACTCGGGTATATCTGGATATTCCGGTGATTCTGGAATCTCTGGTTATTCTGGTGACTCAGGGATTAGTGGCTATTCAGGTGAATCTGGATACTCTGGTTTCTCGGGAGAATCAGGCTATTCCGGCATCAGTGGCTACTCAGGATATAGTGGAATTTCAGGATATTCCGGATTTTCAGGAGAGTCGGGCTATTCTGGATTTAGTGGTATCTCAGGCTACTCAGGAGAAAGCGGTTTCTCCGGATACAGTGGTGACTCCGGTATTAGCGGATACAGTGGTGATTCAGGTATCTCCGGCTACTCGGGAGATTCTGGAATCAGTGGTTACTCAGGTGACTCCGGTATCTCAGGCTATAGTGGTTTCTCCGGTGAGAGTGGCTATTCAGGCTTCTCAGGGATCTCAGGATACAGTGGTTGGTCCGGCATCAGTGGTTACTCTGGCTTCTCGGGTGAATCGGGTTATAGCGGATTCTCCGGCGAATCAGGTTATTCCGGCTTCTCAGGCATCTCAGGCTACTCGGGTGAGTCTGGCTTCTCAGGTATATCTGGATACAGTGGCGATAGCGGCATAAGCGGCTATTCAGGAGACTCTGGTATCTCCGGATACTCTGGTGACTCAGGCATCTCGGGTTACTCAGGTGACAGCGGTATCAGTGGATATTCAGGCGATTCTGGTATCTCTGGCTACAGCGGTGACAGCGGTATCAGTGGATTCTCCGGTGATTCAGGAATTTCTGGATACAGTGGATTCAGTGGTGAATCTGGTTATTCAGGATTCTCAGGTATTTCCGGATTCAGCGGAGAAAGCGGCTTCTCTGGAATCAGCGGGTATTCAGGTTTCTCCGGCATCTCCGGCTACAGTGGCATCTCTGGTTATAGTGGATTCTCAGGCGAGTCCGGCTATTCAGGCATCTCAGGCTTTAGTGGAGATTCTGGAATATCAGGTTATTCCGGTGATAGCGGAATCAGTGGATATTCAGGCTTCTCTGGTGAGAGCGGATTCTCTGGCTATAGCGGTGATTCAGGTATCTCTGGATTCTCAGGAGACTCCGGTATCTCTGGATACTCGGGTTTCTCGGGTGAGTCAGGATTCAGTGGTATTTCGGGATACAGCGGATACTCTGGCATCTCTGGATATTCAGGCTTCTCAGGAGAAAGCGGTTATTCAGGGATCAGCGGATATAGCGGTGAATCTGGCTATAGCGGTTTCTCAGGAATATCTGGTTTCTCCGGAATCAGTGGTTTCAGCGGTGAGTCAGGAATCTCTGGATACTCAGGCGTATCTGGTTACAGCGGCATCTCTGGATTCTCTGGTATCAGTGGATTTAGTGGAGAGTCAGGTTTCTCTGGATTTAGCGGAGAGAGTGGATACAGTGGTGTATCAGGCTTCTCTGGCACCAGTGGCTTCTCCGGTTACTCAGGCATCAGCGGATACTCAGGTTTCTCAGGAGAGTCTGGCTTCTCAGGCATCAGTGGCTTCTCTGGAATCTCTGGATTCTCAGGCTACTCTGGTGAGAGCGGATATTCTGGAATTTCTGGTTACTCAGGTCAGTCTGGCTTCTCTGGTGTCAGCGGATACAGTGGTATTTCGGGATATTCCGGTTACAGTGGAATTAGTGGTTTCTCTGGCATCTCTGGATATAGCGGAATCAGTGGATATTCAGGATTCAGCGGAATCAGTGGATACTCTGGTATTTCTGGATACAGCGGAATTTCAGGTGAATCAGGCTACAGTGGTATCAGCGGATACTCTGGCTTCTCTGGAATATCAGGTTACTCAGGCTTCAGTGGAACAAGTGGTTACAGCGGGATATCGGGATATAGCGGAATAAGCGGTTTTTCTGGATATAGCGGCATCAGTGGCTATAGTGGTATTTCTGGTTATTCCGGTTTCAGTGGTATTAGCGGATTCTCTGGTATCAGTGGTTATTCTGGTTTCAGCGGTATCAGTGGCTATTCAGGAATCTCTGGGTTCAGCGGAATTTCTGGTTATTCCGGAACATCTGGCTACTCTGGAATTTCTGGATACTCAGGTTTCTCTGGTATATCCGGCTATAGCGGAATTTCAGGCTACTCAGGTATTTCTGGATTTAGCGGTATCTCTGGTTTCTCCGGAATTTCTGGATACTCAGGAATCTCTGGATACAGCGGTGCAAGCGGAATTTCTGGCTTCTCGGGAATCTCTGGGTATAGTGGAACTTCAGGTTACTCAGGATTCTCTGGAATTTCTGGATACTCAGGTATCTCTGGTTTCTCCGGTATCTCTGGTTATTCTGGAATCTCTGGATACTCAGGCATTTCCGGTTACTCTGGAATCTCTGGCTACTCTGGAACTTCAGGTTACAGTGGTAGTGGAATTTCAGGTTACAGTGGTAACTCAGGATATTCTGGTTATTCTGGAGCCGCGCCCAGCACAGTCACGGTGTCTACAGGAACCCTGGCAACTGAGTACGTTACATTTGTTGATGCAACAACCGGTGCACAAAGTTTACGCACAGACTCTAACTTCACCTATAATGCCACCACGCATGCAGTTACGGGCGGGATTACAGGGGGGTCTATTTGATGAGGTTTTCGGTTGTTATACCAACATATAACCATTGCGACGATTTACTAAAACCATGTATTGATTCCATTCTCAGATACACCGACTTAAGTGAAATTGAGTTGGTTGTATCTGTGAACGGAAGCAAAGACAAAACGATGGAATACCTAAGTGAGGTAGACCGCGTTTTTGAAGCAGCAGGATTTCCGCACAATTTCAAAGTTGTGCATAGTTTCAGACCGCTGGGCTTCTCAAAAGCCACTAATGCGGGTATCAGATTAACAACAGGTGAAAAGATCATTCTGTTGAACAATGACACGGTTCTTTTGGATCAGGAGAAAAACCGGTGGTTGGATATGTTGGACGCGCCGTTTGAAGATCCGGACTGCGGCATATCCTGTATCAGCAAGATCTTCTCACCGGCTGCAGGACGCGATTTCGCCGTGTTTTTCTGCGTGGCGGTACATCGTAAGGTATTTAATCAGATTGGCCTTCTTAACGAAGAATACGGCGTTGGAGGCGGCGAAGACACTGAGTTCTGTCTTGAGGCTGAGGCAGCCGGATACAAAGTCTTAGAGTGTGCACAGAAATACATGGTAAACGGGAACTACACAGGCAGTTTCCCTCTTTATCATGTTGGAGAAGGCACGGTTCACGACAAAAACTTAGTGCCGAATTGGGAACAGATTTTCTCTGAAAACAGTTTCCGGTTAGCCATGAAGTACAACCCATCATATATTGATGAGGCAATCAAAAAGTCTTTGAATTGGTTGTGCGAAAACGGCAAAGAAGCGACAGAGCTATATGATGAAGTAATTCGTCATAACATCTATCAGATATCAACACAGAATCTGTTAGGCAGAGAAGTCATTGATATTGGCGCAAACATGGGCACGTTCTCGTTGTTTGCTTCTCGTCTTGGCGCCAAGAAAGTCGTTGCGGTTGAGCCGGTCTCAAGCACTGTAGAGATCCTCAAAGCAAACATAGCGCGCGCGCAAGCAGACAACATTGCTGTTTTGATGAACGCAGCATCTAACGCAAGCGGCATAGTCTTACGTATAGGCTCCCAGGCAAAGACAGGCCATAACAGCTTGTATAAGTCGTCAGGCTCTTACGAAGAGGTTGCCACAGTATCGTTGAAGGATCTGTTGTCTATGTGTGACGGCAACAACATCTATCTCAAGATGGACTGTGAAGGCGGCGAGTACGATGTGTTGATGTCGGCGCAGCCTGAAGACGTGCGTAGGATTTCTACAATCGCGATTGAGATACATGGTGAGCTTCACCCTGTCTACAAGGGTATCAACACAATGCAGCAGAAATTGGCTAGTTTGGGGTTCAGCCAAAAGGATCGCCGGCAGATTGGCGCATGGGACGGCATAGACCAAAACGGGAATTACATTAATTACCGTGACATCCCATTCTCTCAAGAGCTTTGGGTGCGTCCATGAGTATTTTGTGTTCTGTAGCAACCAGAGGGAGATATGAAACAACACTCCCTTTGGTGTTGATGGCGATTCTTAATCAGACAAAGTTGCCGGACAAGTTGATCATTTTTGATGACAACGATGACGCGAAAGATATGCGGGAGATGACGTTCTATCAGCACTTCTTTCGCATTTGTTTAGAGAAGAGATTGGATTGGGAAGTGGTGTATGCCCCTAAGAAGGGGCAGCACCATATTCATCAGATTGCGAATACCTGGGGATACAAGTGGGTATGGCGCGTAGACGATGACTGTATACCCGAAACGAACGTCTTAGAGCGGTTATCGAAGTACATTGAGGCCGATGATATAGGCGCAGTCGGCGGCGCGATCCTAACGCCTCAGAGCGGTGTTCCGATACCCTATGATCTGCCTTCTACAGGGCTGATTGACCAGATTGATGCTGAACCCAACATTCAGTGGGGTTATATCACTCAGGCAAAGCCTGTACAGCATTTACATTGCTCGTTCATCTATCGGGCTGGAGTGCATGACTACCATCTTGGCTTATCGCGTGTGGCGCATCGTGAAGAGACTTTATTCACTTATGGGTTGCATCAAAAGGGATATGTCAATATGGTGGTGCCGAGTGCGAACTCATGGCATCTTAAAAACCCACAGGGCGGCATCAGGAGCGAAACCAAACATGAAATGTTCCAACATGATGAGCATGTTTTCCGGAATATGCTGGGTTTGCGCGATAAAACGATTGTGGTTCTGGATTCCGGCATGGGTGATCACGTTGTATTCAGTCACGTATTGAAGGACATTCAAAACCCTGAAGTCTTTTCTTGTTATCCTGAGATTGTGCCTGGTCGATCTATTGCTGAAGCGCATTATTTGTTTGGCAATTTAGATCAGTGGAGCATTTACAAGAAGATGATTGATTGGGGTTGGAAGGATAGTTTGGAAGCCGCGTACAGGAAGATGTATTTATGATTTTGATTTCACCGTATTCCAAGCAATTGCGCAGCGGAAAGACGAATCCCAAGAACTATCCTTTTTGGAAAAGTGTAGTGGAACTACGCGATGACTTTGTTCAAATAGGAATTGAGGGCGAAGAGCAGTTAGTTCCGGATTTCCGTAAAAATCTGCCGCTATCGCAACTCAGGCAGCTTATCAATGAGTGCGATACGTGGATCTCTTGTGATAGTTTCATTCAGCATTTAGGCTGGGATGAAGGAAAGAAAGGGATCGTTTTGTGGTCTGTCTCTGATCCTTTAATATTCGGTCATGCAGAGAACGTAAATTTATTGAAGGACAGGAGTTATTTGGCTCCTAACCAGTTTGGTTGGTGGGAATTTGTTGAGCACAACTCAGATGCATTTGTAAGCCCAGAGATAGTAAAACAGGCTTTAGACAGCCTTTTGTCGTTTGATAAAACCTGAGAAATCGCATCTAATACTTGTTAATTTAACGAGGTAAATCATGGCCCAGACCGGATATACGCCCATACAACTGTTCGGCAGTGCAACCCCAGGCACTCGGCCCTCAGCGGCACAATTGACGACTAATGCAGGCGGCGTAGAGCTCTTTCTAAACTGGGGCGATGGTACAGCCTGGTACAAGAACGCTGGAGGCAGTGTAGTCCAATTAGCGGGCTTATCAGGCTATTCAGGAACGTCTGGTTATTCAGGTACATCTGGCTATTCAGGGATTTCTGGATATTCAGGTACATCAGGATATTCAGGAACCTCAGGGTATAGTGGAACTTCGGGTTTTAGTGGTATCTCTGGTTATTCTGGTGTGGGTTTCTCAGGTGGTTCTGGAGCGTCAGGCTATTCTGGTTATTCGGGTATTTCTGGATATAGTGGTATTTCTGGCTATTCGGGCTATTCTGGTATTTCTGGATATAGTGGTATTTCGGGCTATTCGGGTTATTCAGGTATTTCTGGATATAGTGGTATTTCGGGCTATTCAGGCGCGAGTGGAATATCTGGTTACTCAGGTATTTCAGGTTACTCCGGAACCTCAGGGTATAGTGGAACTTCGGGTTACTCTGGTATATCAGGATACTCAGGCGTAGGCTTCTCAGGAGGTTCAGGCGCGTCTGGATACTCAGGCTATTCAGGACTATCAGGCTATTCGGGCATTTCAGGCTATTCAGGAAGCGGTGTTTCTGGATATTCAGGATCTGGTGTATCTGGATACTCAGGCTATTCAGGTATTTCGGGTTACTCAGGTGTGCCCGCGACAGCCACTTATACAAGAACCAGTTTTACTGCGACTGCAGGACAAACATCATTTTCTGCAACCTATACAGTAGGTTACATCCAAGTGTATTTAAATGGTGTGTTATTAAACGCATCAGATTACACGGCATCAAACGGATCTACGGTTGTATTGGCTGTAGGTGCAAACTCGGGTGACATAGTAGAAACTGTTGCCTATACGATTGCTGCTATTGGATATTCTGGATACTCAGGTATTTCTGGATATTCTGGATATAGCGGTGTTGGAACATCTGGCTATTCTGGATATTCAGGGTTTTCAGCTTCGTTATCTTCAAACAATACCTGGACGGGAACACAGACGTTCAATGGCTCTACAAGCGTTTTTGGCGCGGTTACAGCCAATATTGCAGAGACAACGAACATAGTTGCCGGCGCAATTAATTCAACGCCTACAGCCTATATCAACACGGGTTCTGTCATTTATTACACAACTAACGCAAGTGCTAACTGGACGCAGAATATTGCATTTAGTAGTGGTACGACATTGAATAGTGCTTTGGCAACAGGACAGACCGTTACGATTGCAATTTCAGCTTTGCAAGGTGCAACA